CTTTTGTCTCTGTTTGGATAGATAACATTTGTTTAATTATTTGTAGGTTATTTCTAATGTCTTCAATTTTTGGCTTTCTAAATGTATTATTGATCAGCGTCAATAAAATATGGAGATCAGAAAAACATTTGTATAAAAGGCCACTTTGTGAATTAAAGAATGCAGTTAATTTATCTGTATTTTTATTTGTCATATTCATGATTGAATTTAATCTTTTCAAAGCTTTAAAATACATTCCTTCTTTGATGCATTCATCATATGATTTTTTTAACTCAGATAATACAGTTTTTGAATTTAATTCTTTATCATCGTAAGTTTTAAAATTACCAATTTCTAAAAAATATACTTCTGTTACATCAACAAATACCCCATTTAATAAATATATGACATCTAATTTTATCATGGATTTCTTTTGAATTGATTGTATAAATAATTGTTTTTCATTTAATAGTTTTTTGTATGACCATTTAATGGATTCATTTTTATCGTTAAAACCAGCTTTAAAATCAGTAATAAAAATATTAGGGTTGGCTTTTGCCTTTTTAAATTTATTAAGAAATATGTCATAAACATGTTTAAATGGATTTTTCCCAGTAATTTTAGACTTTTCATTAAGATCAATATCAGACGCATATAAAATATTTTTCAAAGAAGCAGACCCAACAATATTATATTTACCATCTATTGACAATAAACTAAATACATCTTGTAATTTATTATTAAAGTCATCTTTTGTTTTAATTTTATTTGATTTCATTATATTATATAATATAATATAATGAAATAAATTAATTAAATAACCACTTATAATAAATATTTATGGTTATGATGCATATTTCTTAAAACAGCATGAGGTAATAAAAATCCTGATCCTAATGGTACAGCTTGAATAGATGATGAATATGCTTTGGTATTTGAAATAATATCAGATAATATTTTTTCAACATTTTTGTTTACTGAATCAAAAAACGAATCTGCTTTTTTTTCTTTTGTTTTACCATCAATACTAAATATTTCTTTAAAATATGTTTTTATTTGCATTGAGATGTCTTTGAAGTTATCATTTAAAATTAAAAAATCATTAAGTATATCTTCTATTTTCATTTTACTTATGGATTTAATATTCGGTTTGATTTTCCCTTTATAAAAGATGTATAATTGATTCATTTTGTTATTAAATTTATTTAATCCATCAATAACAGGATTTGTTTTATTATTGAATGTTAATAAATTTTGTAATTGATTATTTTCTTTAATGGCCTTTTGTCCTTTAACTTTTGTTTGAATATTGTTTAGTTCATTTTCAAAATACAATATATCCTTATCTAGTAGTGGTTCGTTTGCTTTACTTTTTCTATATTTCATATACTGTTTGTATTTGTCTATCGAAAATTGATTTGGCAGCGGACCGTATTTACTTATAAAATCGTTTCGAATTCGAGTCAAATTATTTTTTTCTTTTTTTGTGTATGTAGTTGCATAATCTGGATCATTAAACTTTTCTAATGAATCTAGATATTGTTCATAATCGTACCTAAAATCTCTGGGTTGAGCAATACCACTATTGAAAATGTTATCAATATAGGTTTGATTAGCGGCTTGATCAGCATCATTTCGGTATGAATTGTCATATTGATATATATATTCTTCTGCATCCTGTTTTGTTTGTTTTAATTGTGCAATGTTATTTTCTAGAATAGTAATATCAGCATTGGGATCTGGTTGTGTTGGTGGAGGATTGGCTGGTGTATTATTTACATCATTAGGATCTGCACCACCTTTTAATATTTTTTTTGATAATCCAGAACCAGAAGAATTATAACTTTCTAACAAAATGTTTAATGATTCTAAAATACTATTTGTTTCTTTAATCATAGCTAAGAATTCATCAACATCTGTGTTTGCTTTTGTCATTACAGACGGTATTATAGGTAATTGTCTTTGTGTTAAAATTGTAGTTGATGGTTTTAATATAGAATCTAACGGTGTTGGTATTGCATCATTCTGTGATATATTTTTCATATTTGTAACAGCTATATCAGAAAGCTTTTTTGATGCACCAAATATTGAATTAGGGTCTTTATCTAAAATTCGTGTTTTAATTTTGCTCATGTTTTTTAAATTTCAGTTATTATATTATTATTACATAAAATATTATCCAAAAATAAATTTACTTAAAGAGAAATAGAATATTTAAGAGTATAATAAAATAACTTAATGACAGACTATACAAGAGCAAAAATTTATAAAATAGTTGATAATACAACTGACAATATTTATATTGGATCAACGTGTGAACCTACCCTTGCTAGACGACTAGCTAAACACGTGAACGATTATAATTGTTATAAAAATGGTAAAGGGCATAATGTAACATCTTTTGAAATAATAAAAAATGGAAACTATAATATAATTTTAATTGAGAATGTACAATGTAATAATAGAGATGAATTGAGATCACGCGAACGATTTTATATAGATAGTTTACCGTGTGTTAATAAAAATATTCCAGGAAGAAAAATGAATGAATATCTAGAACTTAATAGAGAAAAAATTAAATTACAGAAAAAAGAATATTATAACATTAATAAAGAAAAAATTAAAGAAAAAATATTAGAATATTATAACATTAATAAAGAAAAAATTATAGAATATAAAAAAGAGTACCGAGAAAGTAATAAAGAAAAAATTAATTTGCAGAAAAAAGAATACTATGAAATTAACAAAGAAAAAATTAAAGAACATAATAATATTCCATGGCACTGTGATTGTGGTTCATCGTGTAGAATTATTGAAAAATCAAGACATTTAAAATCATTAAAGCATTTAAAATGGTTTAATAATCAAAATAATGTAATTACTGTATAGATTTTTTTTTAAAAACTTTGTAACTTATATATTACCTAGTATAAGTTATTTTGCTTAATATATTTAGATGATTCAATCATTGATAATCCTTTGTCTTTCATTACTTTTTTAACAAGTAAAGCTCTAGGATTTGACCGTTTAGCCCTACCACCACTCAATCCAGCTCCAGAAGTTAAATAAGATTTCAGTGCATTCCTCCCCACTTCCGTTGCCACAGGTAAAATAACTTCTTTTCCCACAGTTTCCGCAACGGGTTTTATGTAATTACCTATAGATTTTAGTGTTGAAAGGAAATCCCCACCTGATGTACTACCTCCAGATGGTTTTTTCTTTCTCATTCCACTTCCTTTTGGCATCTGTTGAACTATTTCTTTATTTGTTAAAATTGAAGGTGCTTGAACTATTTTTTTAGGTCTTCCTCTTTTCTTTTTTTCCATCCCTGCTGCCATCATCAACGGGATAGCGTATGGAGCAGCTGCTTTTGCAATTGGAGCAACTGTTTTTGCAAAATTTCCAATATCGTCAAACAGATTACCCCCAGCTTTTCTTGCTCTTCCAGATTTTCTTAATCTTCCCCCACTTTCAACCAAATGAGGCATATCATCAGATATTTCTCTTGCAGTACTTAAACTTGATGGATCAAATGAAGCCACATTATTACCAGATTGAATATATTTTGTGGGTCTTACACCACCGTATATAACATCATCATGTAGATCTGATAATGCTTTTAATTCATTATCAAACATTGTAGGATTCGGAATGTTTTTAATCATTTTCAATTGATTTGCTAGCAATATGTCAGCAATTTTTTTATGATATCTTTCATTCATTATTGTTTTTATATATATATTTAATTATACATATAAAAATAATAAATTAACTAATTAAATTTAATTTAAATTATTGGTAATGTTTTTTCAATTTAGAAATACGACCCCCACTTAAACTAGATCCAACTCCATTTTGAATTATGGCTTCTTCGGCTTTATTATCATCAGAAGGAACATGTGCATGTTTCTTGAATAATTTCATAACGTTGGATGATCCAAAATTTCCTAATACACCACCAATGTATCGTTTATATGAAGATGAGTCAATAGTTGGTTTTTGTTCCTTCGTTTTTAATACGTCTTCTTTAGTCAACAGACCAGTATTAATAATACTACTTCCAAGTTGTGTGGTAAATAGACCTGAATTTACAGTAATAACGCAAATTTCAGGTGTTATATCTTGACCTGTTTGATTAGATACATTAATACTAAAGTATAAATTATACTGACCTAGAGATGATGCAGAAAGATAACTTGGTAAATTAAAATCCATACTTGGATTTAAAACCAGCATTGACCCAGTGGTTCCAACTTGAATTGGTGTACCTAATTTTGTATTAAATACTTGCTCCACTTGACCATCTACTGTTACAGTTCCAGTATTATTATTTCCAGCAAAGCCGCTAAATTCATAATATGTTTGCGATGATCCATTCTTGACACTTATATTATATAATTGATTTTGATTTGCGGTTGATAAAATACCACTAGTATTATTAAAACTTATGCTAATACTATTAATTGTTAAAAAGAAATTTGGATCTGTCCAAGTTTGACTAGACATTGGCTTTCTGACACAAATTAATATCAAGTCAGGAATTTGATTTAGTTGTAACGAATTTGAAGTTAAAGTAGCACTTGATACAACTCCAGTAGCCGTAACAGCAGATATTGGTACAAATGAACTTGAAGTCGTCAGATATCTCGGAAAGTCAAGATATGGCACTACATTTTTACTAGAGATTTTTGCATATTGTTCACTTTGAAGACTCAAAAAATTAAAAAGCAATTTTGAATCTGTAAATGCATTATATACTGTTGTACCTACTGTTGCACCTAGAGTGATACTACTTAAATAAGGTCCACATGTAGAAAATACTCTTTTACATGTACTGTCTATATTTAAATTACACGAGATATTATTAATTCCAACAAGTCCAGCCATATTATTACTAGATGCATTTATCCATGGGGATAGAGCCACAAAAGGTTCTGTCGTAGTAAATTGTAAGACGATCTTAAATATATTAGAATCAGTGTCGGCACCCATAATTAGTGTTTTATCAGCTCGAGCAACAGGTGGGGTTGCCTGAGTTAACCAAGTATGAGTAATATCTAAAATACTAACATTAAATGCACCTCTTGGCGTGTAGTCTTCATCTAGAGATTGATTATTATATGCGGCTAACACATTATTAATGCATCCAACCCCACTATTAAAATTACTATAATAAGCATCAACAAGAGATGGACAACTTGAATTTAACTTATTTAACTTTCTCTTATCAGTCATTCTTAATATCATCGGCATAATATCACGAGTGTTTTGACTGATTGTACTATTATTAATTGACATTTGTTGTGATAAACAAAGTGCGTTTAAAGGGAAGGCTTGAAGTGAATCAGTCAAGCCATAATCGAAAACTAACGTATCATCTGGTCCATTATTTATTCCAGTGCCAGTAGGTCCAGCTAATGTTAATGTTAATGTTACTGTAGATTGCATCAGTAAATGACGATCAATTACAACATTCTCTGAAGGTATTTGAATATTCCATACGATAGAAGACGATGTTTGAGTTGAAGCAGCAAAATTTTGAAAGGTCGACTGAGACGCTCCATCTAAGACGGCGAAATGTTCTTCATCTGTTATATCTGCGATTCTAGCGTCTTGAATTAAAACTGTTTTAAGTGACATAATTATTTATGGTATTATATATATTGTCTACATATAATTTATTTAAAAGTAAACTATTTTTTTATATTTTTAATTTTGAGTCTGTTTTAAACAAAACATTATTTTCATAGAACTACTATCTCCAGCATTTAAATAAAATGGTATTAAATCTCCTATATTATTTTTCCAATAACATGATATATCAATATTTGTTAATGGTGTTTCACCTTTTAAATCAATATATCTAAATATAGCTGGTTGATATACCAAGTATGGTTTATATGTAAGATCACTAGACTCAAAATCAGCCACTGTTTGACTAATTTTATTATTATTTGTACTTTGAATATTTCGACTGTTCAAATAAATACATGGATCAGATATTAATTCATTATTAATTGGTAACGTATTTGATGTAAATACAATCGAAGATATAGGACTCCATAAATTTATCGTACTGTGTTCTTGTGTACATAACAATAATGTGTAATTACTGTTTGTTTCTTTGAGTGCTTGACCGTACCCATTACAACTAATTCTATAATTTAATCCTTGTGTTGATGTAGTTGAATATATATACATTGGAAATGAACAAAATAATTGATACAAAGCATTGTTAAAATATAATGATATTGGATTTGAATTACTATCATTAAATGCGGCATTATCTGTAATAAGTGTGGCTTTATCTGTGCTACTATCCCATTGTAAATATGGTATATTTGAAGTGGGCAACGCGATTTGGTTTTGTAAATCATTAAAACAAGTGGTTAATGCAGTATTAATTAATGCTATAAAGTATGTATAATTATAAATGTAATAGTATGGATCATATGTTTGATATGAATTAGTGTTTGAACTTGGCGGTGGGGGTTCTGATTGAGTTTGATCTTGTGGAATAAATTGTATATAAGCTTGTGAAACATAATTGTTATAAGACATACTAACAGAATAAATTGTTAGATTAGGATTAGATTGTGCATGTTGAATTGTTGGTAATAATATGGGCAAAGATGATGTATCTAAACTAAATCTAATAATGCTCATATAATAATCTGCAGGTCGTTTTAAAATTTCAGAACCATATGTTTGTGAAAATCTAAGTATTGGATTATCTCCTGTTTTAGTGTTTATATTAGATACATTAAGATCATAATATATTCTTGATTTATCAATAGGATACATTGTGTTTTTACTAATTGTATATATATAAAGTATATAATAAATTTAAATTTTATTAACGTATTTTATTATAAATGATTGTCAATATTACAGACAGCAATAAAGCTAATAAACGATTTGAGGTTACATTAAATAATGGAAAAAAATATAATTTTGGTCTAAAAGATGGATCAACATATTTAGATCATAAAGATAAAATCAAAAGAAAAAACTATTGGGCAAGACATTATGCTAATAAAACTGAAAATGAAAGAATCAAAAATTTAATTCCGAGTGCTTCATTATTTAGTGCTTATCTTCTGTGGGGACCTTACACAGATCTTAAAAAAAATGTTGCAAATTTAAATAATCTTTGGAGTAAAGAGCAAAAGATGTAAAGGGCAATCAATAATTTATTCTTTCGTCCTAATTTAATTTTGCATCAGTGTATAGAGTGTAGGGTTAGTGTATGGTTGTAAAGTGAACTATTCACCGACGCAATTTTAATTATATTTTTTTAAGTAGATCATTTTTCTATCTTATTATTATTATTATTAAAATATTTTTTGTGACGGTGTATAGTAGTGTAGGGTTATTTCTAACTTTTGTAAGAAATTTTTTTTAACAAAAATATTTTTTTGAAATATTATTTTTTAAAATATTTGGATTTTGATTTTTAACCCTACACTACTATACACCGTCACAATAAATTATTTTTACGTAGACGTTTAAACATCAAGAAAATCTAAATATAGTTAAAATTGCGTCGGTGAATAGTTAACTTTACACTATACATAACTATACATTTACTCTACACTTTTTGTTTTTTAATTTATTTTATTTTTTAATTATTTTAATTATTTAAATTAATTTAAACATTTATTATCTATTATTATTTATATATTAAAAAATGCCTTTTAAAAATAGACGTCTCGAATACTTCAAAGAATATAATGATAATCATAAAGAACAACATAAACAATATATAATAGAAAATAAAGAAAAAATACAAAAATACAGACTAGAACATAAAAAAGAGAAGGCAAAATATGATAAAAAATATAGAGAAGATCATAAAGAACAGTTAGCCCTTTATCTTGAAAAAAGACGGAAAATTAAATTTATTTGTTTTTGTGGTTGTAAACTCAAGTTAGTTAATAAATCACAACATATATCCTCTCAATTTCATAATGATTATATAACAAAACATGATTCTATTATCGACAATGTTAATTCATTATTAGAAACAGTAAATAATTTAAAAGTATTATAAAAAATATGTTTACTTCATTTAAAAAATGTAGTAAATATATCACAAAATTAAGTTTTAATCTTATCTAAAAAAGTTTTAGCATCTCTATTAAATAACTTTGCCAAATATACACATAGTTTATCAATATACATAAACATTTCACTAAGTTTCTTTTTCTTGCAAATATCATCTATTATTTGACTTACATTTTCTTTTGTCTCTGTTTGGATAGATAACATTTGTTTAATTATTTGTAGGTTATTTCTAATGTCT